TCAGCAGCTTGGATCAATAAACCTGAAGATACTGCTTCACGTTTGATAGCCTCATTTACCATTCTCATACCACCCATACCAGTTTGTACAACTAGAGAGCGTTTTGGATCTGGACCTTGGAATTCAACTTTACCATTGAAGAAGTTGTAGATCTCACCACGGAATAAATCCAATGTGAAGTTATTCTTGTTGTAGATTCTTTTGAAAGAGTTATCCAACTGTTTCCAAAGACCCACTGACAATCTTAAATCATCTGGACCATCTTGTTTGATTCTACCACCTTGTCCCCACATTAAGTAAGTCTCAATATCTTGAGCTATCTTAGACAAGTGAGCCGCTTCCATAGTAGTTAAGAAAGTTCTAGATAAATCACCATTGTCAAAAGCTTTTTTAACTTTGTCTTTACCTAATGTCTTAACCATATCATCTAAGCTACTGATTGAAGGATCATTTAAGTTTGTATCAAATGTTCTCCAGATCTCAGTTACAGGAACTGTACCATCTGCATTCATACCACCTTTGATCATCAAATCTGCTCTAGAAGAAATAGAGTAGTGAACGTGAGCTTCTGCACCTCCTACAAAGTTGTAGAATTCACGGAAACCAGCTCTAGTTTGGATGTCAGAGAATCTCTCTCCATACTCACCACGCGCAGAACCTTTACGGAATACTTTAGTACCATTAGCTAAGTACTTGTTATCCAAGAACTTGAAGTTATCATTGTTTACTAACTGTACGGTATAGATAAATCCATCACCTACAGGTAAGATATCTTCAGCTGTTACATAAAGTTCAACACCGTTGTATTTGTCATAGGTGAACATATCACCATGTCCAAACTCACGTCTGTTTAATTTAATTCTGAATGTTGATCCCTCAATTCCTTTGAACTCATTATCCGGTTCAATGTCTTCAATAATGTAAGGAAGATCAATAGATACAGGAGTCTGCCATCTATATTCACCTCTTGCATTGTCTACCATAATTACATTCTTTCCACCGAAAGAAGACATTTGGTACAAAGGCATTTCAACTTTTTGGGACATAGCCCATAAGTCAACCGGACCTAAATCCATTGGTTGAGCATCTTTCAACATGTTTACTAAGTGGTAGGAATCTACGTGTGAACTTGCATTGTATGCAGTATCACGCAGAAATATACCATTGTTTAAAACTGGAGTTGCCATTTATATTTATTTATTAGTTACTAATTAAAAAGTACGTCTGAAAATATTAGTATTCTGACGCTGTATTGTTTTTTGTGGTTTGTTAGAAGGTCTATCTTCTCCTAAACCGGTATTAGTTGAAGAACTAGATAATTTTCTAGACTCTTCAGTTTTTAAGCTTCTTACTGTTTTTTCTACAGCAGCTTTAGAACCTTGTTCTTTTATTCTACTTCTGTATCCTTCTGGATCTTGAAGTAACCAAAGTGCTTCAGCAATTAAACCATGATTAGGTTCAACAAACTGATACTTCTCTAACAAGTGCCCTAACAAGTTTGTGTTCTTACCAGATATAGAAGGATAGTTTGGTTGTACTAATCCTGAGTAAAGAACACTTTGTGTTTTCTTATCAAGTTTAACTCCCGCAATCTCTCCTGCCGCAAGTGTATTGTATACACTATCTGTATAAGCTTTTGCTTGTTTTGATTGTTGTTCTTTTTTATGCTCTTGCTCAGCTAATTGTCTTGCAACAATTTCTTCTTGCATTCTGTCTAACTTAGGTTTGAACTGATTAGCTTTTTGTTCAAGCTTATTCATGTCCGCCCAATCTTGAATCTCTGATTCAATTTCTTCAGCATTTCCAAAGTTAGTAGCCCAAAGATATTGTCTAGCAATTTCTTCTTGGTCATGTTCATTAGTAGGATCTAAATCAATGATCTCTTCTACATGAGCAAGAGTTCTGAAAAGACCTTTTAAATCTTGTCCACCATCAGCTACATACTTAGCCGCAATTTGAAGTTCTTCAGGAAGAGCATTAAAAAATTCTTTAGGAACTTTTGCTTTTACAGCATTTTCTCTTTCTTGGAAGTTTGCTTCAAACAATTCTCTGAAGTCTTTAGTACTATACTCTTCTAATGATTTTTCATCATCAAAAGGAATAAGTGTACCTTCCTCAATCATCTTTTGAGCTAGATCATAAAGACCATCTTTATCTACTTTTGGTCTTCCATTCTTAGTACTAGCTTCCTCATTCTGACTAATAAGATTATCTAACTCAGCAATAGTTTCTTCAACTTCTGCTTTGTCTTCTACAGCTTGAGCTTTTTCTTGAGCTGTTGTAGGCTTGTTGTCAAGGAACGAGGTGTCAATGTTTTCAGCACTGAACATAGTTTTTGGTTTTTCCTCTGCTTTACCATCTTCTGGTGTCATGATGTTTGCAGCTCCTGGATTACCAAATAGTTCATCAATGTTAACATCAACTTGTTCTACCGTTGTAGAGTCTTGAATTTGATCTTCAAGATTAGTTGCTTCTTTATTCATCTTGTTGGTTTTAGTTTATAATTTAATATAAGCAATAAACTTGAAAAATTTAAACACTCTTAAAAATTTTTGGGCACTATATAGCTAACCCTATTCTTTTCTTCTTATAAATATTTAAAATAATGACCTTTTGTTAAACCTTCAGCATGTTTTTTTTTCATTATTTTAGAATGTCTTTTATGTTTTTCTTTCCAAAGATCTGAATTTTCTAAAGATTTAAGTCTTTTTTCTTTGCTTTCATTAGTTGCTTTATAACCTGTTGTTCCTTCACCTCCATCAGTATGATTTGTTAAATCAAAACCCCAGGTTTTAAATTGTGCAATCCAATATTGTTCTAACCAAATCCATTCACCTTTAATTTTGTCTATAACAACCATCTTAGGTTTTTTATCTTTTAATGAAAGATGTTTAATCCAACTATTTACTTTAGTAAGTCTTATAGATCTTTTCCATTGGTAAATATGTTGATTATACCTGTTTTGAGGTTTCACATTAGTTTTACCAACATATCTTACTTTATCAGTTTCAGGATCTACTAAAGTATAAATATAAGTTATCATATTTTTTTATCTGCTTTTAATTCACTTTTTGTTTTATTTTCTCTTGCAATTGCTAGTTGTTTATCTGCTATTTCTTTCTGAGCTTGTATTTTTTCTCTTTCAATTTGAGTTTTTGTAGAATCATTATTCATTCTATTTACTTCTTTTTCTCTTTGTAGATTCATTTGATCTTGGAACTGTTCAGAATTTCTGATATCTTTCATTGCATCTATATAATCAGATTGCATATTTTTATCAATATCAGTCATTGCTCCCATACCAGCAGCTCTAATCTCAGCAACAAGAATATCTCTTTGTCTATTCTTCTCATCTCTTAATTCATTTGCATCAAGCTCCATTTTCTTTTGTCTTTCTTGAGACTCCATTTGTTGTTGTTGCATTTGTTGTTGTTGCTGTTGTTCTTCTTGTTTTTGTTTGTTTTGTTTTTCTTCTGCTGCTTTAAGAGTATTATTTACTTCAGATACTGTATCTGCTTGCACAAGTTTCCCTAAATCATATATTGTTGCACCAGTAGTATTATTAGTCATAGCCATTTGTTTTAATTGCTCTAGGACGGCTCTATGATTTGCTGTGGTACTACAGAAGATATTAAGATCTCTCATTAATAAATCTGTACCATTTATTTCAAAGTTTACTTTCTCATCATCAGAAGTCATGTATGAAAGTCTAGCTGATGGTTTTGTTGAGTGATAGTACTGTGCAAGATCTGTTCTCATGGTATGCACGCGAGGCATTAAGTAATCACAGTGTTGCATAAAGAATATTTCTGTCTGAGCATAAGATGCTGAAGCAGCTTGCTCAACTCCAGTAGCAGTCATTTGTGATAACTGTTGACCCATTCTTTGAGGATTAACACCAATTACATCATAAGCTTGTTGCTTAAAGTGCTCAGCTAATTTAATTCTTGACATTAACCTTTCTGTTTGTGAAAGATCTAGTTTTTGAAAGTGCTGGAAGTTAAGAGGGTTTTCTGTATTGCTTATTGATGTATCCAATGGAAGCATCTGGAAATTCTTCATTGCCACATAGGCTTTTGCTAAGTTATTCTTACCCCAGTCTTCACCCATTGAATGTCTTGGTAATGAATTCTGATCAAGTAAGATTACTGTTCCTAACTCATCTACTAGTATATCTGCAATCTGATTATTTACAATATTGTATCCAATCTGATATGGTTTCATTAAGTCTAGTAATGCAGTAGACTTTGTATTTCTATCAGAGAATACGGCTCCTTCTACAGGAAGCTTACATCCATATAAACTATTGTCTCCTTTAAATTGAAATCTTAAAGGTCCAATATGGTTTTTATCTACACCAATATAGATTGGAGAGAAACCACCAGGATTATTCATACCCCAGAATGAAGGAATATTTGGTCCAATTTTTACACCACCCCAAACTTCATTAATCCAAATCCAGTCAATATGTTCTCCATATACAAGATTCTCTTTAGTTTTGTTTTTAAATAATCTATTATCATAAATTGGATTATCAGTTATCTTATAATCTTCAGTAATGATTTCATTGATAACTTCACCATTGTCTTTTACTTTAGTCAAGTGTCCAACTTTTCTTTGAGACTTCCAGTAACCTGTTGTTACTCTTAACAAATAAGCAGTACCTTGGTCATAGTAATCTTCACCTTCAGAAAGAATCTGATTAATAATATCTCCACCATCATATACAGATCCAGCCATCATTGTGGTATACTGTCTGTATGCTAATGAAGGCATGTTAGTATTCCACTCATGTGACTTAGTAGCATCATAGAATGTACCATCATTTTGACCTCCTATTGCATAACCTGCAGATCTGATTGGATAAACAGCTTCTAATGCTTCATGTTGTTCTGCTGTAAGAACATATCCGTACTTATCAATTACATCAGCAACAGTTAACATATCTACTTTACCTACCCAGTTACCTTGAGAAATATATCTAGCATCTGGAGATTTGTGATAGAAAGTTACAGGTGGATTCCAAAGTTCTACATCATAATCATCCTCCATCATTCTAAAATGCCAGAACTCTCTATCTGTAATAAGCATATCTCTGAATCCTCTTTCTTCAAGTTCATCCATATGGAATCTTTCTACGTCTACTTTATGTTGATGAGAAGCCCATTGTTCTACAAGTGATTTGTAATCCTTCTTAAAGAACTGCTCAATTTGTGGTAATGATTTTAAATTTTCTGGCGCTAGTTGTTGCTGTGCTTCAGGAGATTCTGGATTCATACCTTGTTCCATTAAAGCAGCTTGTATTTGAGTACTTGCTTCAGCCATTAATGTATCCTCTACCATTTTTCTTTTTTGCTCCATCATCTCATTATATGAGAATTCATCAATAGCTCTGTAAGTAAGTTTGGTAGATCTTTTAGCAAATTCAGCTACAAGAACATTAATAACATTTGGGATAATTGGATAGAATTTTAACTCTAAGGCAGACCAGTCTTCTCTAGTTAATACATCAACAATATCTTTCATTTCATTGTTTTCCTCAACTATATAATCTGACTTATCTATAATACCTTTTGCAAGCTTATAGTTCTTCATAAGTCTGCGCGCATTTCTACGGATTTGCTTTAAGCCGTTCCATTCAAGCCAATCAAGACACCATGCAGCCCACTCTTCATCCTTTTCTACACGGGGTATAAACTGAAGAGGCTGGGTGATTGATCCCATCCTATTATGTTTAGTTTTTTTACCATTTTTTAAATCTAAAGCGTTATAAACTTGCATGTTATATTAATATAAAATTAGTATTATTATTTCTTATTCCTGATAGTTTTCTTGTCAATGTATTCGGTCTAATATCATTAGCAAGTGCTGCTTCTTTTATTGAGTTATATTCAATATTATTAACTACATCTAATACTTTTTTACTAGCTGTGTTTATTATTTTATTTATTGCTTCTGGTGTATGTGTTTTACCATACATACCATGATTTTTTCCAGAAACACTTTTTGATATCTTGAGCCTTGTTTCTTCAGACACCTTTCTACCAAAAGCGCCTTCACCACCATTAGTAAAGTTACACAAACTCCCTGTACTTAAATCAAGTCTTCCATAAAGATTTATAAATTCTATTTCTTTTTGACAAGCTTCTTCCCAAGTTAAATCATCAAATACTATTTCAATTTTATAAGCAGTTTTATTTGTAATGTTCTTCCAGTGCTTACTTCTTTCTGTTTTATCATAAGCTCTACCAAAATTTAATTCAGAACCTATACCAATATAAAATGGTAAATTAGTATCCAACCTAATATGTCTGTATAAATAAGGCATAACTATCTTATATTTTTAAACGGAGACCTTTTTATATTATTACCTCCTAATGAACTATTTGATCTTCCCATGTGACGGAAAGGGCTATTACTTAATTTATACAAATTTTTGCTATTATCCAAATTTTTTGCCATATCATCCATGATAACTCTTTTAGAATAACCTCTATTAGCTTGCTGAATTCTCATGAAAGCAACCATTGCACAAAAAGCAACAAGTCTATCCACATTGACTCCATCTGAGTATGCAGCCATTTCTTTTAATAACATGATATCAGGTATTCTTTCAATACCATATTTAGTTCTTACAATAGTACCATCAGATTTAGTTTCAACATCAAGTTCTTCTTTTGTGTACTCAATAGCATAACTCAGTAAGTGAGCTTTAAATAATGTTCCTGTATTTTTCCAACCATACTCCTGATACACTGAATTATTAGATCCCAGGTCTTTTAAGAACATTATTTGACTTTTTGGTACTAAGTACTTCTGCTTCTTTCTAGAGATCATATACTGAATAAATAATGAGATGTTATTCTCAATTACTGTCCAGGCATTATACCATTCAATAATTGTTTCTAATCTCTGATGTGTTTTATTAATATCATCAAACCTTCCGCACCATGCAGCTACAATCTTATCTGGTTCTATGTATGTTTCAGTTTCTATACCGGTAACCTTTGTTACTTCTACAGGAGCTTTCATAATATAGATAGAACATAAAGATTCAGATGTAGTTGTTTTACCTTCTGCCACGGGGTCAATACTTGCATAGTACATTCCAAAGCTAGGATTCTCTACTGGTCTTTCCCATACTACAAGAACTCCTGTTTTATCTTCAGTATTTTTTGTAATTGGAAATTCTGTAATAGGTCTTTTGTTACTGTGCTCAGGAAGTATTTTACCATTAGCATCTCTACCTAATTCTAAAAATTCATAAGCATATTCTTTATCCTCAATTCTTCTTTGTTGTGCTGTTACAAGATGCATTGGGAACTTAGATATAGTTCTGTTAGCAAAAGCTTCTTCAATATTTCTTGGGTGCTGAGAAATCCTCAACTGATATGTTTCCGGAGCAAGTTCTTTTTTCCATTTCTCAAACTGATCATCTAGTGCTTCTAATGCTTCTTGTACTTTTGAATTACCAAAGTTATCAATGTATGGTGGCATAGACCATTGTTCAGGAATGAATAACCCAGATCTTCCTACAGAACCTTTATTATCTAGTAAGTCTGTTTCTACAGAATAGATATCATTTTCCTTTGGATACAGAATCATTTTTCTCAATGGTTCACACTGAGATAAATCCCCTACAGATCCTGCTGCTATAAATACACCAGTAGTAGTTAAACCAGATCTCATTGCTGGGCGCATATACTCATAAGTATTATCCATCCTTGGAGCAATCCCTGCTTCTTCATGAAAGAAGTATTTAACCGGACCCCCTACACCATTTGTTGGATCTTTCTCAAATGACATACCTTGAATAGTACCTTTAAGACCTACTTCTGTTTTTCTATCCCCCCTTCTTACCTCAATCTTCTGTTGCCACATCATTACCTTGTCTGGAGACATAGGTCTATACCATGCTGTATGTTCATTAAGAAAAGCCGCGTACTCTTGTAAAAACTTCCAGGATCCTTTCTCATTGATGTAGTCTTTAAGACTGGCACCAATCTTTAGAGTAACCCCTTCTTCAAACCATTGTTGGTTAAGAAGCTTAGCCATGTGGTAATAAGAAGAAGCTATCTGTCTTTTCTTTAGAATAGCAATGTGATTATAGTTTAGTTCTGCTAGTATCTCATATAGAGCCATATGATACTGAGCATCCCGGATATCAGCAAAACCAAACTTTTGTATTTCTTTATTGAAGATAGGTAGAAAGTTTAACCACATATAGTAGTCTCTGGTCATATACCAGACTTTATCATTTTCTTTTATCAATAGCCCTCTTCTGCATTTTGCTTTCTGATCATCCCAGTATGTTATAAAATCTTTAGATTTAAAAGGAGCTGTACAATAAACTTTGTCTTTATTAAACTTAGCTGACTCTTGTGTAAATAAATGTGTAGTAGTATCATTGAATTTATACTTACCAGGTTCTTTAAAAACATTAGTTAGTAAGTATTCATAGAATTCTTCTCTTGAGTTAAAGTCAGTAGAAGTCCATGTACCATTATCCCATGTAGGTATGTCTTGATATATTTCTCTCATTATCAGTTAATTAGCTATCATATGAAAGTCCAATTCCTCCGCGCACTTTGCTGGATTGTTCTTCTTGTAAATCTTTGTACACTCCTTTAAATGAAGTTCTGATGTCATTAAAACTTTTAGCAGCTGCAATGATAGAGTTCATGTTACCATCTCTACCTGTAGTAAGTGTTGATGTTTCCATAAACTTTGCCAATCTATCTAGCATAGATGCAATACCTTTATATGCTCTAGATGTTGGAGTTTCATACATTCTTTGACAAAATAGTAAACCAATAGCAATGTCATCATCTTCTGTAGAAAACTCTGCTTCTATTTCCTGGAGGATTAAAGATTCTTTATCTACTTCAGGTGTATAGAAAAATGGATTCATATCAGGATTAGGACATGTCATGTAAAACAAGTACTGGTAAATCTTTAAGTGTTCATCTGGATAATTATCCATGATATCCTTTAAAGCTTTCAGTGTATAACAATGTTCTGTAGGAATCACAGTGCCATTTTGAACATCAAATAATCTTACTATCATACAAATGGGTTTTCAGGTTTATTTTTTGTTTTAACTTTTATATTAAACAAGTGTTTAAAGGCATCAATAAATCCAGTAGCAATATACGGTGTAAATAATAAATGATTATTAAAACATACAATATAACCTTTATCTAAGTGTAGTTCATTTGCTTTTTGAAAGTTTGCATCTAACTTTTTATTAGGTTTAAGCTTTACAAGTAATTTACCTTTATATCTAAATAAGACTATACCTGAATAACCTAATATAATTGTTCTTCCAGGATAGTCTCTATCATAATGTCTTATTTGATAAAATTTCATATTATTTCTTTTTAATTACTATTTTGTTGTCTTTGATATAATGCATTAAAGCATTAACCTCATCTACAAGATACGGAATTACCATGGGAATTACATCTTTTATTACAGGATCTCCATTGTGATCTAGTTTAATAACTGGATATCCATACTCATCTTCTGAATCAACCTCAAATAAAACATGGTGAATAAACATTTTTCCTGGTTTCAATTTAGGATTATGTTTAAGCATAATATACATGTAGATACTTAACTGAATTGCATAGTGATTAAAGTTACAATCATCTAAACCATCTAATGGAAATTGTAATTTATCTGAAGCTCCTTCCCAGTTTACAAAAGATTCTTTCTTGATCTCTTTGTTTGTATTATGAGTTTTAATATAATTTTTTCCTGCTAAATAACTATGTGTTTTACTTTTTACTGATAAGCATTTAGTAGCAACAGTCGGTATTAATTCAATTGATTTAATTAATCTATAACTGTCTCTAGTATATTTATTAAAAGATTTCATGTCTAAATGTATATCTTTATTTCTTGTTAAAAAAGGACTAAATGTATCAATTCTAAATGTAGCATGATAGGCAGGTTTTTTTATTTTATTATATGTTGTATAAGTATAATGTAATGTAGCTTTAATACCTAAACTACTAGCTATTTGAACAACAGCTTCTGCTTGCCATTTTTGTGTTGTATTAACTACACATGACTTTCTTTTACTATTATAATGACCATCTGAATCCATTAAACCTCTTAACAAATCCAATCTTTGGGTATAAGATGCTGTTAAATATAATTCAGGTAAATGTTTATTACCAATAAGATTTAATTTTTTTAATATTGGATATATATCTAATATAGTTTTAGTTTGTGCTTTACCACAACCACCTTTAGATATATCTTTTCCTAAAACATAACCTCTACGTTCAATTTCTAACCATGTATCATTATTCATATTAGTTAAAGCTCCACACTGTTTTGAACCATCACCTAACCATAAACCTAATACATATGGATCAAGCGGTAATTCTTTAAATTTATTTTCAATACTTGTACAAGAAATTCTTAGTATTTCATTTTTATTTTTTTTATGTAATAACTGTTCAGTTGTATATTCTTTTTCAATATAAGACACTGTATAAGATTTTGTATTATATACACCTTTAGTTATTCTTTCTGTTATTAACCATTTATGTTCATGATCACAAATTAATTCATCATTAGTATTAAATTTAATTTTATAACAAGGATTATGATGTATTTCAGAAACATGTTCTACTTTAGTAGGTTTTCCGTTACCATCATATATGATATCCCCTATCTGAATATCTTTTATAAATTTAAAACCTTTAATTGTTGGTATAGGAGTATCTAAAGCTAAACCTTTATAGTCAATGATATTTATTTTACCATTCACTACCTCAACTAAATCTGACTGACCACATATACCTGCAGATTTAAGATATACCATATGTTCAGGATACACTCCTTCTTCTAACTTCTGACTAGGTGCAAGTTTTATACCAGTTTCTGTTGTTTCATTAGGAATGAAAATTGGTATGTTCTTCCCATCAACTTCAAGAGATGATAATGCACAAAGATCTGCTTCTCTCTGGTTGTGGTAATATGTTCCCATTGTAACAGCTCTTTCAGATTCAGTTTCCCAAATCTCTTGTATCTTCTTTGGCTCAATACCAAACCACTTAGATCTCTTATTCTTAGAAACTTTTGCAGCAATAGACTTAGCATCAAAAGGTTTTTTAAAGTAAGCAACTAATGTTGTTACACTTATCCAATTAACTTTATCTTCAGCTTCTAAGCTTTTGTAAGTATGATCTGTTGCACTAAAGTATATACTCATCTTATTTAAGTTTATCTAGTTTGTCTTCATCTTCTTCTGATACTACAGCTTTCCATCTTAAATCAGGACAGTCTGATGAAAGAGATCTTAGTTTAAATTTTAATGAACATCCACATAATTGACAACATGGTTGTGATCCTGTTAAAGCACAAGAATCACCTTTATCATCTTTTCTTACACAGGCATTACAATGTTGCATTCTAGCTGCAGCTATCTCCTCAACAAATCTATCTCTTATAATGGAATTCTTAACACCTTCCATGATTTGGGTTCTATTCTTCCAAATCTCCTTTAAGTTTGGTTTCATCTTTAGATTTTTTAAAGTTAATTTTTCTTTCTTCTTCTTTAACAATCATCTCATGTAGATTCTTCATAGCTTCAACTTTTATTTCTAAAACTTTTTTATGTTGATATGCAGCAAATGTAGATGTATCATGTGTGATTAATTTTGTTTCAATAGTTTCAATACCTTTTTTAACAGCATATGGTTTAGCAACAAATTGCCCTAAACCATCTACATTAATTCTAGGATGGGATAAGTTAGTAAGATTTTTCCTTAATGTTTTATATACATATTCAATTAAGTCTTCTACTAAATTATGATCAACTTCTAATTCCTCAGAAATTGTTTTATAGAGGCTGACTGCTTTCTTCGGATTCATAACCTAATAATTTATAATCAAGTAAAATGGTACCTGCTGTTTGTATTTTCAATGCTGGATTTAACATCACTTGTTTTTTATTACTTGGATCTTTTACTATCAATCCATTCTTCTCAGCTTTGTTTATGCAATTTCTAACAGTTTGTGGAGACTTGAATATCCAGTCTTCATCAGAAGATGCATCATAACAAAAATGAGTGAGCTCTATTGGCTGATTAAAACTTAATAGTGTCAAACAGTTTAAATCAGACTCACTCATTACTATACGGTTAATATAGCAATGAGTTAGTATCTGAAATTTAACCACATCCCACTTAGGCATCTTAACCTTTTTCTGAACTTGGTTAACTGTTGCCATACTTATGATCTTTTAAGTTTTCTTTCTGCTGTAGGGGAGTTTTGTTCCGCAGTTTCTTTTTCCTCTTTCTTTTCTTCAGGTTCATCCTCACGGTCACTAGTATCTTGCTCTTGCTGAGCTGCCATAATATTAGCCCACTGGATTTGAATGGTTGCTCTTCTGAATCTTGCTTCTTCAATTTCAGTTAAGAACTTTTCATACTTACTTTGTGATTCTAAATAAGGTAATGAATCATCATAGAATGCTTTCATTTCTTCTTTTCTTGCAGCTAACTCCTCTTGAGTTAATTCTTGCTCTTCATGTTGGTTTGACATAGTTTATACTTTTTAAGTTTAAACAAAGATACTAATAAAGTTTAAATCTATAATGTTTAAATTAAAAAATCCAGATACTTAGAGCACCTGGATTATAGTAATGTGTGTTACGGTAATGAGTATTACCTATTTTTAATTGTAAAATTTAATATTGTAAGTGAATAAAACACTCTAGTAACATCTATCTCTACACTAAATAAATCAAGACTTGATAGTCTTAATTTTAAAATTAATTTATCCCACTGTTTAGTTGGGGATTTCCAATTGTTTCTAAATTTCATACTTCAAATTCATTTAATAAAACATAAGTAATTTTTTTCTGAGGTTTTAATAATTTGATCCATTCTAAATGTTTTTGCTTGTTATTAACAACCTGACAACCAGCAGACCAACTTCCAATGTTTTCCTGCAAGCCTTTAAAGTTATTGTCATAAGTAGCAGCATGAAAGTTAATACCATAACCAGAACCTTTAATAGGAATCCCAATTTCTTCTGATTTGTCATCCATATCTCCATCACGAAAAACAATAAAGTTTCCTACTTGCTTTAATGCAGGCATCTTACCCATGTGTAAACCATAAGTCCACACATCATAATACCATTCATCTGATTTAACTATTGCTGCTCCTGCTTTGTTGTATTTAAGGAAACCACCTTCTAAAATTGGAGTACCAGGATTTGTTGTACCAGATGTAACACCAACAAAAGAAGCTTCATTAAACAAATAAAATTTATCATCAAATTTGTTTGGTGCATCTTCATTTGATCTTATACCAAGTATCCAATATCCTTTTGGGAGAGCTGTAAATGATTTTAATGACTTAACTTTATTTAAAAGTTGTACATCATTATATGTTCTTACATTAATCATAAAATTCTATTTTATTTCTATTGTTGGAGTGTCAACAGTTAATTGTGATAGCATTGCTATTAAACCTCCTCCAAAGGCAGCATAGCCTCCAATAGCTATTAATGTAGCTGGTAAAGAAATTGGAGCAGTTGCTACAAATGTTCCTACAGCTGTTAAACCTAAACCAATTCTTTGTACTTTCTTCCAGAACTTAGGGGTAGGTGCTTTAAATCTTTCTTTTAAACTTAACTCTTTCATATGTTTATTTATTGATTACAAATTGTCTTACAGCATCTGAAAGCTCACTTACATTTCTTGCAAGATTTTTTATTTCTAACTGTGTTTGTTCTTGGATAGCTTGATATTTAAGTCTTGCTTCTTGCTCAACTAGTTCAATCTTTCCTTTTAATTTACCAAGTTCCTCAGCATGATGTTGAGCTCCCTTTAGTAAAATTTCAATGTCTTTTCTTGTATCATTATAGGCATTCTTTAAAAAGAAACCAAAAGCAGTGATCAATGTTGCTGCTATAAATAATACAATTGTTAGTGTACTTAAATCCATGTTTAATAAGTTTATAAAATGTATATAATAATATACAAAAAATTTTAAAATAAACCTATAAAAAATACTGTTCTCTAACCTCTACAGGAACATTGTCCATAGCCTGAAACATCTCAAATAAGATAGGTCTCTGAGTAATAGCTAATTCATAAATTTCATCTAATGCAGCTTGCTCATTTGGAAAAGTAAAATTGCTTGCAAGGTAATCTGATATTTCAGGATCAGATGGTCTTAAACAAACAGTAGCCTGTAAATCGGGCTCAATAAAATAACTTGTTTCTAATGTAAATTGTTTTTTCTCTATAGGAAATTGAATTACAACAGGATTATAATCAATCTCAGGTAAAGTCAATAACCACGCATCACAAGGTATAGACTCGGCTTGTGCTAATGTACACCCGTTTACTTCTTCATTTGATATGAACCATTTACCATCTGCATCTAGTTGTGGATTAAATAATTGTCCATTATATCCCCATACTTTGCCTACAAGGATATTTTTTTGCTCTATTGTTAATTGTCTTACTTTCATAGTTTAAAATGTTGGATAGAACTTACCAGCTCCTGTATTATACAATGTTGTTACTTCTGTTGATGTCAACTCTTTATTCCACACGTTTAACTCGTCTATTTTAGTTCCGTTAGCACAATAATATAAAACACCTACACTTATTGGGTAAGTTAAATCATAAGCACCAATAGTACATTTATTAGTTGTTGGATTATACACTGGATTAACCGTACTTGTATTACTTGCAGTTAACGTACCATTATAATAAATTTTTGTACCTGTACTTGTTTTGCGGGTAATTGTAATCATATACCATGTATTATAAGGATTATTAGTTCCAGGTTCTACCAATGTAACGCCAGTCGAAGTGCCATTAGATATATCAAATCTAGTAGTTCCTATATTGAATAAAGAAAACCCCCATGCGTTAATTCCATCATAAGCCTTGCAAGCTAGTAAAGTTTGGAGTGTGCCATTTTCTACTATATTCACCCATAAGTTTATAGAAAAATCACCTGTGAAATTCATTGAGTTGTTAGGCAATGAAACATAAGCATTAGTACCATTAAAAGTAAATGCATTTCCACTCTTCCCAGCACTATAAGTTAACCCACCTTGTGCCGTTCCGTTGTAAGTACCTAGTGAATCGTTAGCGTTTGACTCACCTTTGTATACGGCATACAAGCCAGTAAGTAATGAGCTTACTGTTGATTTTAACATTGAACTTATTAAGTTATAGTAATTCATATTATGCTTGCTGATTTAAACCTAAAACATCCCATTTACCATCTGTAGAATTGTATATAATTCCAAGGTACATTGTTTTACTAATTACCGTAGTAGAAGGTAAAGTTATTCCTATTGCTCTATAGTTAGCACCAAAAGTAATTGCTCTAGCTGTTCCATTATCTTTAATTCTAATCATTAATGCTTGACCTTCAACAAAAGTACCAGTAGGATTAGCTAAAGTAAGTCCAACCGCTTGTGCTGTAATAATTACTAAATCATTTGTAGATGTAGGAGTAACTGTAGCTGAACTAGTAACTGTTTGAACCCTTGGATTAAGTGGAGCATATCCGCTTAAATCTTGATCTCCAGTATTAGAACCAGACAAAGTTGCAATACCTAACTTAGTTTTGATAGTTGCTGTAGTTTCATCACCTGTATTACTTCCAGATAATGTTAATCCAGAGTCTTTAATAATTTTTCCAGTAGTACCATCAAAAAATACTACATTATTACTTACTGAAGAAGCAGGACCAGTTACAGCACCTACAATATTTTTTTGTATTACATTCCAGTATTGACCTACAGTAGCTTGATTACCTGACACAGTTCCATCTGTATTACAAATAATCATATCTCCTACCTCAACATCTGTACCGCTTGCTCCACCAATTTTACCGGCAACACTTGCAATATACATCCAACCTGCATCTGCTGTAGGATAATCAGGGTTAGTTGAGCAATCAATTGTTCCTTTGTAAACTAATGCATTAGCATTGCCTAATAAATTATCAGCATATACCTTAACTGCATTCTGTGTTGGATATAATGTATCTGATGTACCTAATGAAGTACTAGTAGATTTGTTAGCTTCATTTTCCGGAGTATATCCTAGAGCAGTAGCAATTGATTTATGTTCCCATAAACTACTAGTTGTATTATAAAATAAACCATCATTATTAGATGGATTTAAAGCATCTACATTATGTAGTTCTCCTAATTCAAAACCATTTTGTACTTTAACAAAGATTTCTCCTACAGTAGCACTTGATCTGGTAACAATACCAAGGAATACTAAGTGTGCTGGAGCTACTGGTTTATTTGCTAAACCAAAAATTAAGTTACCATTAGTACCTAACCATACAGGATCTCCTGCATTAGCAGTACTTGTATCTAAAGGTGCACCACCTGTTCCGGTAAGTAAACCTTCAGTGATAACAAATATAATATCATTTAATGCGGCTGAACTTGCTACAAGCCCCATTGTTTTACTTGATGTTGATTCTGATGCATTGGATGCTTTAGAAACAATCATGTTTGTACCATTTGCTGAACTAACATAAACTGCTTGTCCTTTTGTTAATGCAACTCCGGCTTTTACTTCATGTTGTACTGTACTAGTGTAGTTGCTTATCCATTCTACATCATAATCAGTACCACTTGCTTTTGCTAAAATATCTCCTGTAGCACCACCAGTTGGTAAGTTTCCACTTCCACCTAATGCAATCCAAGATGTTCCATCTGAATAATAATATTGGTCAGACCAATACACTATTCTTTTAGTATTAGCACTTGCTAAATTAGTTGTAATATCTAATGTGTCTGCTTTTAGATTAATAACATTACTACCTTGTAAGTTAACATCTGTAAAAAACTTTTTCTCTGCCATTTTATTTTTTTTACAAAAATACTAATTTATAAATAAAATAAAACCCACCTTAAATAAGATGGGTTTTAAGTTTTGTAAATGATAATTTAAAAATTATAAGTTACCACCTGCTTTTACTATATTTACAACAGTTGATTCAGAAGGTTGAGTATTAGAACGTAAGTAATAATCATTACCTGATAATTCACCTGCAAATTCAGCAGGAGCACCATCATAAAAAGAAGAAATAGTAATATAGACTCCTAAATTATGACTAACTACAGCATACCAAGAGTTTATTGTATTATCAAATGTCCAATCACCAGATAAAATTGTAGCACTAAAAGATTGTGCCTTAATTGCATTATTTCTATCAGTTACTTCTTGAGAAATAGCACTATCAGTGTAATCATTAGCATTAGTTTCAGCTGTATCAACATACTCTTTGTTAGCAGCGTCACCGTTAGCTGTTGGAGCTGGTAAATTAATAATAGTATTTGTTCCGTTACCATTAGGATTAGCCATTAAATTAGTTAATAATCCAGTATTTACAAGAGCTGAATTCTCAATATTTGCATTATTAACTATGAAACCACCCATATCAAGAGTACCAGACATAGTACCACCAGCTAAATTTAATTTAGCAGCAAGTCCAGTATCAGTGTAAGCATTAGCAGCAGCTTGTGCAGCATCTGCTTTTGCAGTAGCGTCAGCAGAAGCAGTAGCTTCAGCGTTTGCTTGTGCAGTTGAAGCAGCATTGTCTACATACAGTTTGTGTGCAGCATCACTATTATTAGTTGGTGCAAGTAAGT